CAGTCAAGGTTTGAATGTTCTCTATATCTCACTTGAGATGGCTGAAGAAAGAATTGCTGAGCGTATTGATGCGAATACTTTGAATGTTACTATGGATGAACTTCATGTGATACCGAAGGCTGACTACGACAGAAAGTTCTCAGCGTTGAAGAACAAAGTTCAAGGTAAGTTAATCATCAAAGAATATCCAACCGCATCAGCACACGCTGGTCATTTCCGTGCTTTGTTGAATGAATTGAATCTCAAAAAGAATTTCAGGCCAGATATTATCTTCATTGACTATTTGAATATCTGTTGTTCTAGTCGTATGAAGGCTGGTGGTTCTGTAAACTCTTACACATATATCAAAGCAATCGCTGAAGAACTCCGTGGTCTTGCCGTTGAGTTTAGTGTGCCAATCGTATCTGCAACGCAGACAACGAGAAGTGGTTTCAGTAATTCTGATGTTGGCCTTGAAGATACCAGTGAATCATTTGGTCTACCTGCAACTGCTGACTTTATGTTTGCTTTGATTTCTACTGAAGAATTGCAACAACTCAATCAGATTATGGTTAAACAGTTGAAGAATCGTTATGGTGACCCTAATTTCAATAAGAAGTTTGTGATTGGTGTTGACAGAGCTAAGATGAGATTGTATGATGCTGAGGCTTCTGCTCAAGTAGATATCTCTGATTCTGGTCAAGATATACCTGATGTGCCATTGAATACTTTTGGTAACCGTGAAAGTAAATTTAATAATAAGTTTGGCGGCCTCAAGGTATGAGATATAAAAAACAATATCAACGTATGTGGAGTTTTGCACACAAACTTTTTGGTAGTAAAACACCACGACAAGTTACATATTGGGCTCGCAAGATGATTGATAATCCGAAAGTAAAGGTCAGGGTTTTTAGAACAGATGATTGTTATTCTGGCCTTACGATTGGTGGACATTATGAACCTGATGGTAGAGAAAAAGATATTGAACTGAATATACATTTTAATTATGATTGTGATGAAGTATTCTTTGACCATGTATCTATAGAAATATTCATTATGGAATTATTTACCACATATGTTCATGAGAAAAGACACCGTTATCAATATCGCAGTCGTGGTAACGTTTATGGTCCTATTTACCGATGCAGTAATGATATAAAAAGTAAAGAACAATATCGTGAGTTGAATTATTATGGTGACCCTGATGAGATTGATGCTTATGCTCTTGAAGCAGCGATAGAAAATAAATTAAGAAACACCGATTTTGTTGTGGCTAAATATCGTGAGATGTTTGCAGAATTGGACACGAAAGTATATAACAAATTTTTGAAGAAACGATATAAATTTTTGAATAGAATTACATTATGAAATTGAATAGAGAACAGGCTAATTTTATTGCTCAGAAGTTTAAAGATTACTTTGGTAACTTTGACCGTATTGACCAATATATGCGAGAGCAGAAACTAAACTCTCTTGCTGAATTGCCTTTTACATTGCCTGGTTGTGGACCTGAAGAAGATTTGTTCTCAGATTTCAATATTCATCCTAATGATATGGACTTTGAGTTGGTTGAATTGGAAGCACCAAGATGGCAACGTTACCTTGATATCATTTCATCACACAATAATCTATCTTCACCTGGTCGTAACATTCGTTTGGCTGTAAAAGAAAAGAATACAGGCAAGTGGGTCGGATTTATCAGGATTGGTTCTCCAACGATTATGATGAAGCCTCGTAACGAGATGCTTGGTTGTGTTATTACAAACGAAACGGCAACAACCAAATCATTTAACAAAGCGGCTGCGATGGGTTTCGTAATCGTGCCATCACAACCATTTGGGTATAATTACCTTGGCGGTAAACTACTTGCGGCAATCTGTTGCTCACATGAAGTTCGTAAGAAATTGGATGAGAAGTATGATATGAATATGTGTTTATTTGAAACCACATCATTGTATGGTTCATCTAAATCTGTATCTCAATACGATGGCATGAAGCCGTTTATTCGTTTTGGTGGTATCACTGAATCTGATTTTCTTCCAATGATGCACGGCAAACCATATGATGATTTGAAGAACTATGTTGAAGAAATACATGGCGGTGCATTTGTACCTGAAGATGCATCTAGTCGTAAATTGAAGATTAGTAACACCATTATTTCAATGACTAAGGCTGCATTGAAACCTTATAAAGATGATTATGATAAGTTCATGTCAACTATTGAGAAAGCCAAAGGTTTGACAGAGAGAAAACGATACTATTATTGTAACTATGGTATTGATAATTATAAAGATATTGTTCTTGGAAAAGATGTTGATTATGTTCTTGGTGAAAACTATGAGAAACACAATCTAGACAATATTATCACCTGGTGGAAGAATAAAGCATCAAACCGATACGATACCTTGAAGTCTGAGGGTCGTTTGAGGAGTGAAATAGAAGTCTGGACTAGTGGCAAACCTATTGACATTATAAGGTAATTGTGTTAGGATAAATACTTGATAAATTAAATTAGGTATTGAAAATGAAAATCCCAACAAAAGTTAATGTAGATACGGAACAGAAACAGTCTGGTGCAGGTGCAGAGGTTACAGCTCTTGCTGAATCTCTACAGGCATATGCTTGTGCAACTAGACAGTTTCTCGGTAAAGACTTAACGGATGTATCACAGATTACTGCAAAAACTATTGGTGATGCTGATTGTGATAGAACACTTGCAGCCTGTATGAAAGGTTTAGATGAGAAGTGGTTCTCTAGTGTTGTTAGAACCGCAAATCAAATTTTCGTTGATGTGCCTGGTGCAAGTAAAGGTCAAAACTTTAAGTTCTATCGTGGTGGTAAATTTGTAAATGAAATTTATGATGAGTGGCGTAGAATGAAATCTGGCAGCGGTATTTCAGGTGATGATAAATGGAATCCTGCTGACATATGGATGGCTAAAAAAGGATTCAAACTCGAAACTGGTTGGCCAACATTAAGAGATTATAACAGATACATTTACGACAACTTTGCTAATACTAAGTTGATTGGCATTTCTCTGAAAAAGTTGGCAGAATCTGGTGGTGCAACCTCTAAGATTTTCAACAATGGTAAACCTCTCGTAGCACAGTTTACTGGTGTTAAACTTGGACCGAATATGACTGATTCAAAAGATATTTACATTCAATATAAATCTGAAGGTAAAGACGGAGAAGTTCAGTTGCGTAATTTTTCAAGTAGACCACAACCATCATCTTGGCAAGGTGAAATTAAAGGTAAGACTGCCGCAGGTGGTAAAATTGGTGGTGGTGTTATCATGGCTGGTGCCAAAGAAGCAGGAGTTTCAAAAAGTAAATTGATTGAACCCAATGAAGCACCAATTGATAAACCAACAGAACAGGATTTCAAAATGTTCGCAACAGCTTTCAAAGAATTATCAGGCAGTAGAGAAACTATTCCTAATTTGATAACTCAAGCTAAAGCGGGACATAGAGTTGACAAAACATGGTGGATGTCAAAGTTCATTGGTGTTATGTTTGTTTATACGATTATTAAAGAAAAGAAAGCTGATGATGTATGTAAATACATATATGAATATGCTTCATCAGCAACCAAAAACAGTAGCATTTTCATAAAGTATAGTTAATATGAAATTCAAAGAATTTTTAACAGAAGCAAAAGAAGGCAAGAACGTTCATCTTGAACATATTGAAGATGAGGTATTGAACCGTGGTGTTAGTGGTGCTCGTGATGCCATTAATTTTCTCCGTTCACTCAGAGATATGTTAGCTGGCAATTCAGATTCCAACGTGAATCTCACCACAAAGTGGGATGGAGCTCCTGCTATTTTTGCTGGTATTAATCCGGAGAATGGTAAGTTCTTCGTAGGCACCAAATCTGTATTCAATGCTAACGCTAAATTGAATTACACAGAAGAGGATATTGATAACAACCACCCAAATCCTGGCCTTAATGATAAACTAAAAGTTGCATTAAGATATTTACCTAAGTTAGGTATCAAAGGAGTTTTACAAGGTGACATGATGTTCACTAAGGGTGACATACAAAAACAGGTGATTGATGGAACTTCTTACATTACTTTTCAACCTAATACTATCGTTTATGCAGTACCTTCTGGCAGTAAATTGGCTAGTGCCATGCTTGCTGCACAACTTGGGGTT